TACGTCAGGAAAGATTGGTGGGATCAATGTTGGCTCACTTACCAATGGTGTTCCAGCAATGATTCAAACTGACACTAGCGTGACTACTAGTGGCTCGGCCTTCTCAAAAACCGAGTCGGTGACAATGGGAGATGCCACTCCATCTGCGGTGACACCTTCTAGTGGAATAGCAACATTACCAGTATTGGGAGGGACAACTACAGTCGCATCTGGAGGAACTGCTGGAAGTCTTGGACTTACGAGTCTTAGCTCTGGAATACATACTTGTACTGCTGGTGGCTCAGGTACTAGCTGTATTGGATCAACTAAAATAACTATAACCATTGACTAAACTTTGGTTGCTATTAATAATATTTTTACCTGTAAAAACCTTTGCAAACCCAGTTATACCAACGTTTCGTACAGGATCTTCAAGTACAAATTCCACTTCTCAAAGTGTGGTAACAGAGAGTGTAACGAGTTATCAATATCGGACAGGGTATTCGCTGAGTGTCTCAGGACATAATATAGAGAGTGATGATATAAATGGCTATATTAATGCAATACCAACAGCAGAAGCTACACAAACTGTAAATGGAATTAATTTTTCTTATACGAGTCCTACATTGGAGAGTGTGCCTAGATGGAAGATCGTAAGCGAAGGTCAACCCTTTTCTCTGGTCGAAAATGTTATTTCTCCAGGTATCGACACAATAACCCAAATAAATCGCACCATAAATACAACGACAACAACAACTGTAGAAACTACATTTGGGCAATAGTTTTATTATTTAGCCCTGCAAAAGTCATAGCCTCGACAACAGTGGCCTCTCCAAATTCCACAGCACAAGGGGTAGTTAATAATAACGCTACCATGATAGCTCCCTCATCAACACCTCAGTTTCGT